CAGAGCGGAAACGAACCTTGTCGCAGTCGTACCACCCGCCCTCATTGGCTAAAGTGGTTGATTCGCGATTTACGCCGGGCCTAAATTGTAGTTTCTGTAATGGCATAGCTGACCTATTTAAACGGTGGGCCACCGACCCATAACACCAACGACCGACGCACCCCTTTAGTTACAGGGGCTACCCGATGCAGCGTGTAGGACGGAAAGAACCACGCTCTGCCGCGCTTGACCTCCAGCGTTTTTGCTTCATCGTTGGTGGTCTTGACCTGAAACTCGCCGCCCTCAAACTCGGACGGGTTTGACAGCAATATGGCTACAGACAACTTACGAGGAGCCCCGGTATCCTGAGAACAAGCATCGGTATGCCAGCTATAGTGCCCGCCCTCCTCGGCCTTGTAAATACCAAGCTGCATTGGTTCGTGGAACCCGGTCAGCTCAAACTTAAAATACCGGCGGTTTACCTCGGCCACCACTCCAGCCAGCTTATTCCAGAGCGTTTCCATCTCTGGCTTGGCACCAATCCAACCAACCTTGGTCTCCCTAATATTGGAGTCCACCACGGCACCATCCATACCACCAACGCAACCTGTTTCAGCCTGTACCCATTCAGGTTGGGCAAGAATAAAGTTGATCTCGTCGTCCGTCAAAAAGCCATCCCAGAAGGCAAGTTCCTCCTGACCATGGTTCATGCGTGGCGGTATTGCTAAAATCATACGTATCCCAAAGGTTTTATTGCCCACGGATTGACCGCCACCGACAGCCGGGTACCCGTGTACTTCTCCACCCCATGCATCAAGCCGGGAGAGAACACAATCATCCGGTTAGTTACGGGCTGCACAGACATCGTCTCCGTCACAAAGTTGCCACCAACCACATCAACGTCGGCGTAGTACACCACACTGCAAATAGGGCACTCCGTATTGCCGGACATCGCGTACAGCTTCTCATCTTTGTCCACATGCCAATCAGGGCGGGTGCCGTAGTGCGCCCAGTACTCACTGCCCACCATGTCCGACAAGTCAAAGAATTGAGAAGCGCGGTTTAAGAGCAGCGCCATGGGGGACTTATTCCCCCGCAGCTTATCCACGCCACCCTTCTCCCACTTCATCTTCCTTGCTTCGTCGCTTTGGGAAAAGAACCCGACAACTGCCAACCGTCGCTCCTCATCCAGCACATCATCCAATACGACTAGCATTTTGTGTACACAAGCGCCAAAGTAAACCGAAAGAACGAAGCCAAGTGCGACTGCGGTCTGATGGTGTGTGGAATCTTGGCATCAAACGCAATCACCCTGCCCGGCGTATACGGACTTGCGTACACAATATCCTTGCACGACTCGTCAAAAAACAGTGTCTCACCATGCCAGCCATCCCGCCACTCCAGATTCACGTAGTACAGGATTACCTTGTCTTCTGGGTGCGAATGCACGAAGTTGGCGTCTGCCGGGGTGGAAAGATTAAGGATGCACTTGGTTCTCCTGTGCCCTTTCATTTCCTGACCCACCGGCGTTTGCTCCAGCCGCTGCACTATACCCAACCTGTCCACATCAGCATCCGAGTACACCGAGTGCAAAAACCGGTGCTGCTTATTCTCAACAATCGACCCATCTGCCCAACCAATCTGAAACAGCGACTCTTGTGCAAAGTTGTATATCTGACTGCGATATTCCAAGTCCAGTACGTTGTCGTAAACCGTCAGAGTTCTACCGTTGTCTACCTCTACCTCGCGGATCATCTGGTTGCGAAGCATGACAGTACCTCCGCGTACTTCATCTTGGTAAAGGAGAATGTCAGCATCCTGCGCGACTTATTAGGCACCATATCCACCGAGTGCGGCACCGACGTATCCATTAGCCACACATCGCCTGTGTCAGCACAAAACTCCTCAACATACTCCGACTGTCGGCTATCTTTTCCCCACTTATAAAACTTGGTTGTCTCGCCATGGGTGTCTATGTAGACATTGATACCGCAGGTCTTGTTGATGTCTACGTGTGCAGGTAGCACTGGGTCTTTCGCATCCAAGGCAGGGAGTTCGAGCACGAACACACTGGGCCACTCAATAGCAACCAAGTTTTCGGGTAGCTGCGATACAAATTCTGCTTCATTCAAAACCCTTAATGTCTCTGTGTAGGGAATAGAAGTTCCGTCCAGATTGCGGGCGTACTTCTGCACCCGATAGTACTTTTGATGGGGTGCAAGAAGCTCTTCCACAAGTGGAAAAAGATCAATACTGATCGGCAGCTTCGTCGCATGTTTCATCTAAACAGTAGCCCGTAAACATCAGTAAGTGCCGTTGCTGTATTACCGTTAGTCCTAACTGCAAGTTGATACGGGCCCGTATATTCCCGATCATTTACCTGCAAAGAACCGCCACAAAGAAATAGATTTGTATTGGCATCCAAAAAAACAGACTGCCCTTGTTTCATGACAAACGTACTGATAGGCGGCACATACCCTTGATTGATCTCTGGGTCATAGCACCAACACACTGTTGGCTCGTTGGCCGTACACATCAGCAACTTGTCCTGATGATTTCCATAAGAGAACCAACCAGCATCACATTGCAACACCGTCTCGCCCGTCTGTTTATCCCGCGCCGTGAAGTTGCCCTCACTGAAGAACAACACTATTTTGCTATCGGCATGGGTCAACACCTCAACCACATCGCCTTTGTCATAGTAGTTGGCGTACAGAACGCGACCAAAAGCAGCGAAGGGTTTGCGTCTCATCACACCACCTGAAACGGCGTTTCGTGCGCCACGACGGTTAACTCGTTGACAGTAAATTCCTGCGTCTGCCCTACCATGGATTTTAGTGCTGTAACGCGCTGCGCGTCTGCCACAAAATTCTCTTTGGCTTCCTGCATCTGGGTATGGTGTATACCTGCCATAGCGATGCGTTTCTTGATCTCGTTAGGGTCAGTCACATCCGGCCACATGGTCAGTGGTTGGAATGCATACGCTGGGTAGTCTGCGGGGTCTTGACTCTTGGTTGTGTCCGACGCAAAAGAGACCAGCAGTGAATGGCTGGCCTCGTCGTACCCACTAATCTTCATTTTCACTTTGTCCATATTACCCCGCTGGTCCTTCCCGTGTACCTGTTGCTGCCCATGTCACAAATGGGTTGCCAATGATGTAGTAACCTGCGCCGCCGCCGGGGCCACCAGAGCGAGGGTTTGCGCCGCTTACCGGACTGCCCGAACTACCTGCTGCACCGCGCCCTCCACCGGGACCACCGGGACCGGGGACACCACCACCACCTCCGCCACCTGAACTGCTACTTCCTCCACCTCCCGGAACACCGCCACCGCCACCGTTACCACCATTGTATCCAGCGCCACCACCGCCACCACCGCCCCATGAAGAAGGACCTTTATTTGGCGTATTTCCTGCTCCTGCACCGCCGCCACCACCGCCACCAGCAATAACGCTATTGTTTGTAATAGTCACAGGGCGATTAACATACAGCGCATTACCACCACCGTTGCCAGCAATACCATTGCTTGCGCCAAACTGTCCGGGACCGCCATCGCCACCCATACCTTGAATGACACCATTGTTGGTAATGGTTATTGCATCTCCGGGGCTAAATGAACTTGGCACCAGCATGGCGTATGCGCCTGTAGAAGTGCTGCCTACTAATACACCGGGGGAAACCGTAACATTTACGTTTGCTTTCCCGGCTACATAAGCAGGATTCGTTGATGCTTGCGTGTAGACATCGTAGTTGTACGTCGGCGAAGCTATGCTTAACGGAACGTCTACCCTATTTGCAGTACCGTAGAAGTTGTTTGCCGCAATCGTACCGGATGACGGAATTGTTGTTGTGGTTGTACTTACTGGCACCAAACCACCGCCCCGGTAGTATTCATTAAGGCCGATAGGATTCGTACCACCAAACTCGGTTTGGATATTGGTAAACGCCAGTGGACCAGAAGAGGGCAGCGCCATTTAATGCTCCTTAGACCGTGCCGTATGCCGTTACGTTACCCAGTGCAGTGAAGTTTCCAACAGAGTCAATCTTTGCAATATTGGTTGCGCCATTCTTGATATACAGCACCCCACCTACCTCAGTAATCGTAAAGTTGGTAGTTGCAATAGTTCCCGCGCCCGCGGCAACACTGCCTGTCAAATTGCCCGCCACATTACCTGTGACATTACCTGTGACGTTCCCCGTCAAATTACCTGTAACATTCCCTGTGATGGTGCCGCCTACCGACAGATTGCCTGTGATGTGATTTAGTTGCTCAACTACGTTGGTGCCGTCCGCACGAAGCAAAACACTCTTCCCTGCGGGAATTGCCACACCCGTACCTGCTGCTGTGGTATTACCCAGAACAGTCGAGCAATACACCGTCGCTGTGTAGCCAGAAACGTTGATGATGACATAGAGCTTGGTGACCGGTGGCACGTAAACGCTGAAAGGAGCGGTCGTCGTTGTAGTCAGGGATACAGCCGCGCAGCGGGCTTGGTCTACCGCACCGTTCTGAGCAGTCAGGGCTTGGTTTGCGCTTGTGATGGATACCGATGCCAAGCCAGAGATAGCGTCCTCGATAATCACCCCGAGGTTGTCGTTGGTGATGGTGCCCCATGTACCGGACTTTTCACCGTTGGCAATAAGCTCGATCCGTAGATCGGGGGAGTATGTACTTGGCATCGTCGTTCCTTATTAAGCCAGCATGGTTTCAGCGTGGGTCTTGGCTTCTGCCACCCGGCGCAGCCACCCTTTACCGAACGTTGCAAACGTAGGCAGACTGCGGTAAAACGCTTCTTTTTCTGCACTGAATTTTGCCACTAATTCGCTCTGATTGGCAGCTTTTAGTGCAGCCATAGTCTTGGGGCCGATAGCACCGTCTGGGGTAGTACCAATAGCTTTCTGCATGGTCTTGATTGCACGACCGGGGCCAGCGTTGACCGCAAAGTCAAACATCAGGTAGTCCAGACCATCAGGCATCTCGTCAGCTTTGACCGCATCCCAGTACTTCTTCTTGTACATGGGGCCAACTACCTCGGGGGTCAGTGCCCTCATTGCCTTTTCGTCAACAGGGTGGCCTACCCACTCTTCCCAGACTTTCTTGGTCACGCCAAGGTTGGTCATGCCGCCGGGGTCTTTCGGGTGGTTCACGAAACCACCTTCGTGCTTCAGGATGGCTTTAAGGGCTTCGTCGAAGTTCTCTTTCATTTCTTGGCCTTCATATCAATGATCTTCTCAAGCGTTCTGCCGCCAAAGTAAAACGACATCACCAGCATCCCCCACTGCCCCAGCAGTTCAACAAAGGAGTCGGCAATGTCTACCAGCGCAGCGTCAAGGATTGCCAGCACCAAATACGCCACCAGAATGTAGATCAGCGTCAGAGGCCGGATGTTCTTGGACAGCCAGCTATCGCTTGCCATGTCAGCTTTTAAGCGATCCGTCAGATTGTTCTGCTCGGTCTTGTACAAGTCAGTGTCGTTCGCCATCTTGGCAAGCTCACCATCCTGCGCCATCTTGGCGAGTTCCAGTTGCGCCTTGGCCTTGGCTTCCGGGTCAGGAATCA